TTTGTGTTTTAATTTTGTTAAATCAATAACAACTTCAACTTTTTCACCTGTGTCAGGGTCAACGATAGTGCAAGGATAGTCTTTTCCGTATCCTAAAATACGAGTTCCAACCATTAATGCATTTTTATCACCGATTAGTAAGTCATCTAATTTAACTTTTGGGTCTGCGATTACACTCTCCAATAGTTTTTCAATTACTTTACCTTGTTGAATTAGATTTGTGGAAGTTAAGATATCTTCCTCTTTTGCTGTCATATATTTGACATCTATTGTTCCACTACGCAAAGGACTATCTTCGGGATATAATAATCCCTGTGAAGGTAAAGATAGAACTTCAGTAGGAAACCCATACTGACTTTCAGCCATTTTTACTCCTTGGTTAATTAAGAATTAATAACTTATTATTTTTTTAAAACTTTTTCTGCACCTGCGATACCGAAACTACCTAATGTAGTGAATAGGAAAGAATTGTATACCACATCATTGATAACTAAATCTTTACCCATAAGTCCGGTAACAACATCTGCAAATGCAAATAAGACCATTACTGTGAATGCACCGAAACCAATTATTGATTTCTCGTTGTATTCATTATTGTCTTTAAATATTGCCCACATAACTTTCTCCTTAGAATTGTAGTATTGCGTAGTCGTATCTTAGTGTTAATGACACTTCAGCTGGATTAGCTTCTGCGTAGTTTAAATCACTAAAATCAGCTGATTCAATGAATGCACCTTTTAATGTCCATTCTTCAACTTTATCACCGACCGGCCCTAATACATTAAATGTAATGTCTTTTTTATAGAAGTCTGAATATCCGTCACGACCTGTTACTGATTCGTGGTGTAATCTTACCCACTCCATAACCGATTGTGCTCCACTTGGAACGATTGGGTCATATAGAGTTACGGTAACTGGTTGCCATTCTGCCTTTCCTTTTACATATCTTTTTACATTAATATGGTCAAGGGGAACTGAGTTTAATTGTAATTGTGGTCTTGCTGCGGTTTTAATTAAATATGCAGGAATTCCATCAATTTCCATAATAAACCTGTTTGACATTTTAGGTTCAAATGGTGTAAAAAATATTTCATTTGGGTCTATAAAATCGGCCACTTTCTTTCTCCTATAAAGAATTTTCTTATTACATTAATAAATATAAAGAAATCAAAAAAAGTGTATGCCAAATAAGATATAGTTTTAGAAGTTTTTTTGAAGTTTTTACTTGACATTGTCATTTATTCATAGTATATTATAGTATGATTGATGAAATAATATGTGAAGAGTGTGGCGTTGAAATAGACGGCTTTTTCCTTTGTGATGATTGTGAAGAAGAACTTTTCGAAGAAAATAATTAAAAAAAAGCTTGACTTTTACAAATAGTATTTGTATATTATAGTGTAAGTTAATTGATAAAGGAAAAAATATGATTGAAAATAATGAAACAATAACGACTGATACCGAAGGTATTTATATGAGAGATTACCAAGATACTTTGGTAACAAGGGAAATCCCAAATAATTATGGGTATTATAATGAAGCTGGTGAGTATGTAGAAAATGGAACATTTACTATTACTCATTATAGATATGCTCATAATCCTATGGAATTATATGAAGCAAATCAAAATCAACCGGCTGTTAGGTTGGAAGATTATGAAGCTCCTTATTTTGAACAAGCTTTATACAAGGGTATTCCTATGATGTATAGGTTTAACCCAACTATCAGAAATATGATGATGACTGGTAATTATAGAATTAGATATCGTGGTGGTAGTAAGCCACAATATGGGTATCAAAGAAGTCAATATAATACATTGGCTGAATACGCTGATACATTTGCTATTTATCCTAAATAGGTGTTAATATCGTAATCGTAAGAACCTATTGAGTCGTGGGTTTTCGGTGACTACATATTTGGAACCGAGTGGGTTATGTAGAGTTTCACGATTTAGAAACAACCCTTGTGAGTTAGGTGGTTAAACTCTCAAATTTTTTCTTCCTTATCAAACAAAAAACCCCCGAGAGTATCGGGGGTTTTTTCTTATATTATTTAAAGAACTTAGTCTTCAAATGCTGCACCTGATGGTTGAACTACAAAGTCCAATACAATGAATTCAGCTGTTTTCGTAGGTTGGATAAAGATTTGACCAACTAATTGGTTTCTATCTACAACATCTGGTGTGTTGTTTGTTTCGTCCATTACGATTCTAAATGCTGATAATCCACTATTTGATTGAACTTGTTCTAAGTATGGATTCACTATGTTTAGGAATCTGTTTCTTAGAGCTCCTGTGTTTTGTTCAAATACCAAGAACCTTGAAGATGATGCGATGAACTTTCTTAAGTTAATCAACAATCTTCTTACATTGATTCTGTCTAATGCACTTGGTTTACCTTGAAGTGTTTTCTGTCCAAACACTACTACACCTTGACCTGGGAAAGTTGCGATTGGATTTACACGATTTTCGTATAAATCATCTCTTTCTAAGTTGGTTAGTCTTGTTTTAGCTTCTGTTACTTCTGTTAAACCACCACGATTTAGACCTGCTGGTGCGAACCACTCTTGACCTATTGCGTCATTTTGTGCGTAAACACCTGGCAACACTACTGAAGGTGGCACCCAAGTTGGTTTACCTGTAACACTATCTATGATTTTTACCCAAGGATAGTATGTCGCTACATAGTTTGAATCAACTGTCTGAACATCACTAATTGCAGTTTGAACTGATGCAGAATAGTGAGAGCCGTCCATAATAAAGAACGCATCTGCTCTATCCTCAATCTTATCAATTGCGTGATTAGTTACTGTTGAGTGTTGTGAGTGAATAACACCTGGTAATGCTAACAAGTTAATATCAAATTCATCTGGATTTGAAATTGCGTTAATAGCTCTTTTGTATACCGTTGTTCCGGTACCTGATGAACTTAAATCAAATCCTTGTGAGTTTGTATCTTGAATATTTGCTCCGACCTTTCTATCAACTGCTGGATTTTGTCCGTCAAATCCGCCTTGGAAAGGAACTGCAAACTTTCTTTGTTGAACTGCAGAACCACTTAATGATATCTTAGCACCTGCTATTGAGTATTTTGTTCCCAATGTTGATGCGTCGTTATTACCAAATGCGTCTTCTAAACTCATTGTTACATTGTTTCCTACCGCCGCACTTGTTGGTAATGGTGCTAAATATTGTTTGTTGTTCTCGTTTGCAAAGTCAAAACCATAGTATTCATTTGAACTAAATGTTCCTCTTGAATTTTGTTGTCCTGTTCCACTTGTTGTAAATCTAAGTGAGGCTGATGGATATGATGCTGCTAACGTACTACCACTTGGTATTACTGAACTAATGTTCACAACGTGTGGTTCGACAACTTTATCAAATCCCATAGGGACTAATTCCTTTGATGCACCACTAGCTACGACATCAGATATATAAATGTAATCTGATTGATTTGGATAATCACCATTTGTGGTTAATTTTCCGTCTGAATCAATCGTTATATATCTATCACCGATAACTCTTGGTAAATAATTTACTGATTCCTCGTCAAAATTTAGACCAGAAAAGTTTTCTAAAACCGTTCCGTCATCATTTTGACCTGGATTATTTACAATCACTTGTAAACTAAATGAACCATAATCTGAACCAGGAACATCTGAAGCTTGTTTAACATCAGATATACCGATTTTGTATTTTGAATTCATATTTGTTCCGTGTGAACGAGTGTTTACTTTAAACAAATCTGTTCTTGCGGAATTAATTAATTGTGATTGAATAGCTGGTGTTGTTGCAACTTTGTAATCAAATGAAAAAGCTTCATTTGAAGCACTTGCTATAAACACTTTATCAGAGCTACTCATCAAGTTCTGTGTCGCTTTGAAATTTGAATACAAATGAACATTTTGTGTTGAGTCTTGAGCATCTTCACTAAATACATTTGTAATGTAATTTGCTGAACTTGTCAAAAATGAAAGTGCAAATGTTGCTCTTGATGATGAAGCCTGTCCATTTATTGTGGCAAGATTCAATGTAAATGAATCTCTTGTTCCACCTGCATTTACTGATGCACTACCTGGCCCTGCTAATTCTAATGCGTCTGGGTCAGCAGCACCTTTTGAAGGCTTTAGTGTCGCAGCGGCGAAAATACCCTTTGAACCACTAATACCTAAGACTACTGTATCGTTTGCGTATCCATTAATTCCTAAAACACGGACTATTGTGACTGCTCCTGCACTACGAAGATATTGTTTCGCAGCGAAAGGAACATAAAAGTCTTTGGATTCTTTACCGAAAATCTTTTCAAACTCAGCAAAGTTTCTAACAACTGTTGGAACAAATGCAGGGCCCTCTTGTGTTGGGCCAATTAATGCTGCTCCTATAGCGTCGATACCTTGTGGTAAGAAAGATAAATCTTTTTCTCGTGTAAATACACCAGGACTTACGATTCTTTCTGCCATTATTTTTCTCCTAATTAGGTTATATCGTATGTATAAATATCATATTAAAACTTCAAAATATGTCTATCGGACAAATTATTTTGTTGGTGTGAAGACACCTGTTTCTGGGTCAAAATTACCCGGGCCATATTTATCGTTTAATTCTTGTAACAAGTTTTGTTCATCATTAAGTAAATTAGTATACTGAGTTTCTAATTGAAGTCTTCTATTGGAAATTTGTTCCAATTTATTTTCAGTTTGTATTCTAACAATTTCCAAACTACCTAATGAAAATTGAACTTCCTCAAAACCAGATTTAACTTTGTTTAATGATTCTATTTCTTGTTTTGTAAATTTAATTTCTTTTGATTTTTTTGCCATTATAACTCCTGTTTTGGTTTAGTAATAAATATAAGATTATTTGTTCAAACAATCACAATTTTTTTCTATATCCTTTACTTTTTTATCTAATTCTTTGATACCTTCAATTAACAATGGAACAATCTTTTCATACTTGACTGCTTTATAACCACTACCTCTTGTGGTTACGATTTCTGGTAAAACTGCCTCTATTTCTTGTGCTAACACACCAACATCTTTACCTAAGTATGTGTTTTGTTTATCGTTCCAAGTAAATTTATAACCACCGATTTTATTGATTTTATCTATTGGTCTATGAATATATGTAATGTTGTCTTTAAGTCTTTCGTCTGATGAACCGAATGCGATTACATCACCACTCGCTTCTATTTGAGAACCTGATATATTTTTTAAGAATTGTGCATTTCCACCATTTGCTACATCAAATGCCAACATATCAATTTCACTACCACCATCATTTCCTCGTAGAGTAAATGATGCATTAGAAACTAAACTCTTAATTTCTAAATCAGTTCCGGCCATATCTATTTGACCAACTGCAGTTCCGCCTGTGCTAAATTTTATTTGT